TAACGAAGAACATAGAAAGGAAACATCTAAGTTCCTTTTAAATGCTTTAGAGTTTAATCAGCCATTTAACGACCGCAAGGGCGTAGATTGTACACGTAACTAAAAAAGCACATATACATAAAAAAGGCACCATATGGTGCCTTTTTTAATCTATTCAATATTCTTTAGTCATAGGTAACATTTTCATCACTGCTTTTAGATTAGATTCGGTAAGCGGCAATGACATTATGATATGATAGATATTGTCACTAAATGTAAAAGACCCGTGGGTTTTTCGTGTGTTCAGTACATATGGGACTCCGGGTTTAAACTTGATAAGATTATCATCAAGAAAAAACATCCAGTCAGTATCATCGGTACCATTCAATGGTATAAAAATTCTAAATTGTTCATTAAATCGCCAAGCATCACGGTGTGGCCTGAAGAAAGAACCACTGTTTAGTTTTACCGCCCGACATCTCGCCAGATTATCAAACTTGTTAAAAAAGTTAATAATACTAGGACATTTGTTAAGATTTTCGTTAGCAGTTTGACCAAATGCGTGTTTTTTATCACCATCTCGATCATGCGATAGTTCTAAATCTTCTGATGGCCCATTTAAGTTAATCGCCTGTTTGTTGCCATGTGTATCGATCCATTGTTCTATTGATTCTAATTGAGATATAGTATCTAGTTCAAATTTATAATCTAGTTCAATAATATCGCCATATGCGCTCAGTATACTATGAAGACTTTGTATTGATTGGTGGTTTTCTATCATTGCTTGAAAAATGAATATTAATTATATATGTATTTATTTATTTATTATATAAATACGTATACAATGTAAATGTTTATTAAGGAGATACCAATGATTGCCTCTGAATTTCATACGTTATATGGCGATGTTGTGCCATTGTCAGTGTTTGCTGAGTTGACGCCTCTTGATATGAGTATCGTACATGATGTACAATACGGTGATGATTTTGTGGGGAAGAAAACAGTATACAGATATAACCAACCACCACCAGAGATGAACCTGCCTGAATATGTCGCGACGAGCAAGGCGGTTCGTGTTGAAAGTAATCAAGGATCTTTTTTTCTACCACATCGTGATTTTATTGGGAAAGGATTAGGTGGCATGATGAAGAGAGTAAGACTCACTTGCTTTGCAAATAATGCTTCACCGGAGGAGTGTACATTTATTGTTGATGGAAAAATACAGCATTTTGATAATGGTAGGTGGTACGCAATAAATCCAAGAAAAACCCATTACTCATTTACATTTAAAGATAATACAGTACATTATGTAGCAAATATAGATATTGGAGATGAAACTACAGCTCAATGGCTACATGAAGCAATAACGCACATAGGCGATTCTACGTCTTTGAAATCTGGAGATTTTAGTTCGAGACAAGGGACAAAATAGTGGACGGTAAGTTCTTGACATTTATTGCAGGGATTCCAGGATCAAAAACACACACGCTATTGCGTTCATTGTATTCCGAAGATACGTTGATATATTCTGAAAATAAAAATACTGATCGTTCATTACTCTTTCAAAAGTTTCCAAACCATGTTACATATATAACACCTGACGGAATAAAAATTCCGCATATGTTTGATAGAATGCGACATATTGAAAATGAGGATACTGCTTGGGATGATATTAATAATAGATTAGGTGAGATATATAAAAAATATAAGAAACAAGTATTAATAGCTACACATACCCCGATGAATGAAGTACGTTCTCGGTATCCAAAGTCGACAATATATTATATTGAGGTTGATATCAATGATATCAACGAATGCCATAACCGACATACAGAGTTCAAAAAATATCATTGGAATAATCTCCATGAGTTTAATGTGGGGTATCAGAGAATGATACAATCTAAAAAATACGCCGATTATATTATAGAATATTCTGTATTGTAGAGTAGTTTATTAACTACCTAGTTAAATTCTATAAAAGCATGTTTTACTTGATATAATATAAATACTTGTACATTAAATCATCATAAATTAAGGAGAATTTTCACATGGCAAATCTTGTTTCACCTGGAGTACAGGTATCAATTACAGATGAGTCAGTTTATGGACCTGCTGGCGCTGGTACAGTCCCAATGATTTTCATTGCGACTGGCCAAGATAAAGTAGATCCAACTGGTACTGAATCAGACGGAATAGCAAAATATACAAAAAAGGAAAACGCTGGAAAACCAGTATTAGTTACATCACAACGAGAATTAACACAATTTTTTGGAGACATTGACTTTTTTAAGGAAAGTGGAACAGTTCAACAAGGTGATGAAACAAATGAGTATGGATTATTGGCTGCATATAGTTTTTTAGGTCAAAGTTCAGCGGCATGGATTGTACGTGGCGACGCTGATTTAACGGGTATGCGCCCAGTTGAAGCAGAACCTACTGGAAATCCAGTAAATAATACTTATTGGATAAATCCAACACCTAGTTCTTTTGGTATATTTGAATATCAATTAGTAGCAGGCGGCTCACTTGGTTCTTCTGGAGAGTGGATATTAGTTGACCCTACAGTTGTAGTAGTTGCTACTCCAACAGCAGGAGCATCGACAGTGACTGTAGTAAACGGCGAGTATTTAGTAGAATTAGTAAATGGTAGCACGGACACCTCTGTAATATATTACGTTGGAGTTGGTGGCGTGTGGACGTTATTATCAACAGCTACGTTTGCCCCACATTACTCAGAACCTACATCAGCAACGGTTGGAGATGTTTGGGTAAAGACAACTACACCAGGTAACGGTGTTAATTTTGACATTTCATTATTTACTGATGATACTGGGTTTATAAGTAAAACACCAATGTATTCTCAGATTACTGACCCAACAGGAGCGACATCAGATATATTTGCTGATGGAACTGCAGCAGTTGCTCGAGTCTTGATGTCTGGAGATATTTTCTTATACCACAGTGGCGGCTCAATAACTATTAAACGATTTGATGATTTTAATTCAGAATGGGATGATATTAGTACTAACAGTGCTACTTCAACTGGCGGTCACACTGCTGTTGTTAGTACAACACAACCTACTGGTGTTCCTGTAGATGGTGATATGTGGTTTGATGATAGTGTTGACAGTTTAGCGGTATACGAGGTATCTTTAGACGCCGGCGTCCAGAAATGGTTAGCAGTTAGTGGTGTTCAATACGCCACATCAGCACCAGCTACTGATGCAACAGGCGCAGCATTGGTTGACGGTGATTATTGGATTGATACAAATGCTGAAACATATCCTACAATGTATAGACATAATGGTACATCGTGGAAGTTAAAAGACAACACAGACCAAACTACAAGTAATGGTGTTGTATTTGGTGATTTAACAGCAAATAGTGCAACTGGCGGAGCATTTGAAACAGATTTATTAGGTGTTGCTCCTGATCCATTAATATTTCCAGTAGGTACAACTGCTGTAAATATGTGTCGTTCATCTAATACAGTACGTGTATATGATGCATCGGCTGCTACTTCTTGGAAGTGGAGAAACAAAGCAGGAAACGCAGTAGACGGTGCTGGTAACTTTGGTAGTGCAGCACAGCGTAAAGTAGCTGTAACGGCATTACAGCAGGCATCAACTAGCGATACATTGCGTGAAGAAACAGTTCAATTTAGATTAATTTCAACTCCTGGTTATTCAGAGTTATTTGATGAAATGGTAACATTAAACAGCGACCGCAATGAGACGGCATTTATTATTGTTGATGCACCATTTAAGAAAACACCTAATGAAGCACTTGAATGGATTCAAGGCACGAAGGCAGCAGAAAACGGCAATGATGGTTTAGTTGGAAGAAATACATACGCAGCGGCATATTATCCGAGTGTATTAACGACTAATCCTTCAACTGGCGATAGTGTTGTTGCTCCGGCATCACATAGTATATTATATACATATGCTTATAGTGATAACGTTAGCTTCCAATGGTTTGCTCCAGCAGGTATGACACGTGGTGTTGTACAGAATGCGAGTAACGTTGGTTATATTGATAGTGAGAATGAATTTGTTGCGGTAGCAGTTAATCAAGGACAACGTGATGCAATGTATGAAAACAAGCTAAACCCAATTGCTAGATTTGTAGCAGAAGGTATTATTGTTTACGGCCAGAAGTCTTTACATCCTAACGCTAGTGCTTTAGATCGTGTAAATGTTGCTCGTTTGACAGCATACTTACGTGAGAGATTTGCTGTTATCGGTAGACCTTACTTATTTGAAGCAAATGATGATAATACGAGAGTTAATGCGAAAGCTACGTTTGATGGCTTCATGAATAATATTTTAGCACAACGTGGTGTGTATGACTTTGCGGTAGTATGTGATACTACAAATAATACGCCGGCGCGTATAGATGCAAATGAATTATACATTGATGTTGCAATCGAGCCAACTAAAGCAGCTGAATTTATATACATTCCAGTACGTATAGTTAATACTGGTGAACTTGGCTAATTAGCACGCCAGTTTAAACCTAAAGAATAGCAGTATATATACTGCTATTTTTTTTCTTTCTAAATTGTATAAATACAATATATAATGAAATAATACAGATTATTAAAGGAGAAATACAATGGCAGTAACAACAAATTTCGGAGTACCAGTCGAGAACGAGGGCGGTGCAACATTAATGCCAAAACTACAATATCGCTTTAGAGTTAAGTTTATTAACTTAGGCGGAAAGTCTGGCACAAAGGCAACTAGAAATGTAGTAAGTGTAAATAAGCCTACTTTGACACATGAGGAAGTGATAATTGATACTTACCACTCTAAGATTTATGTAGCAGGAAAACATGCCTGGGAAGCGATTAATATCACATTACGAGATGATGTTGATAGTGAAGTAGTTTCATTGTTAGGCGCACAGTTAAATCAACAGGTCAATCATCATGACCAGTCAGCCCCTATGGCGGCAGATGCTTATAAATTTGGAATGGTAATAGAAACATTAGATGGCGGCAGAGACGAAGGTGACTTTAATGTATTAGATGCATGGGAAGTTGAAGGATGTTTCTTAACAAACGTAGCTTATGGTGAATTTAATTATGCTACTAGTGAATCGGTAGTAGTTACAGCTACTATACGTTTTGATAACGCTAGTCACGAAATTGATGGTCACGATGTATTGAGTCAAATCGAACACTAATACGTATATTATCTAAAATGGGTAGATAAAATGCATTCATCGATGAGTAAGGCCCGCTCAAAATTTGGGCAGGATACTATACATGGAAATAAAGAAAATCAGATACTTGTGCCTCGGCACAAGTTTCAGTTCGATCTAAAGATAAATTATGGTATTGGTGTTAATGCTGGATTTTTAGATACTAAAAAAACAGAAACTAGTGAGAATTTAAGAATATCAAGTGTAGATCTACCGGCACATTCATTCAATGTGTCAACATTTAACGCCTATAATAGAAAGAGATTAGTACAGACGGGAGTAACATATTCTCCTATTATGATCAGTGTGTACGATACGGTAGATGGAACAATAGAGAAATTCCTACAACTATATAGTAATTATTACTATGGTGACGGAACTATGAATATAACAGATAAAAATTTCAAAGGAACTGATTTTACAACTTCCCAGACGAGTAGTTCTGATAGTAAACCTGGATTTAAGGCACCAGATATTCGATACTTCATAACAGATTTTGTAATTACCCGAAGTACTTCAGAAGAAGATACTAATACCTTTACATTATCTAATCCACTAATAACCAATATTAATGCTGACAAATTAGCATACGCTGAAAGCGGACTTGTTGAATACCAAATAACGTTTAATTATGAAGGATATCATGTCGACAACAGTTATACAGCTACAAATTCGGCTGGAGAAACAATATTAGATAATAGTAAATATAATAATCCAAACGAGTCAACAGGGCCAAGCTTGCCGGTACCTAAAAATTCGGCAGGAGAAACATTCATTGATACTTGGAAATATGATAATCCAGACGATTCGACAGGACCAAGCTTGAGTGCTGCGCCAACTTCGGCACTCAATACCTTATCACCAAATTATAAAATGTATGGTGACGGCACCGGTAACACAATCACATAGTATATGCCTAAGTTTATTCAGGGAGTGTATACTCCAAAAAATCCTAAAAAATACCTAGGAAAAGGAATGCCGAGATATAGAAGTGGCTGGGAATTAGCAGTTTTTAGAATGTGTGATAATCATCCTTCAATTTTAGGATGGGGTAGCGAAACACATCGTATACCGTATCAGCATCCAATCAAGGGAAAAATGTCAACATATGTTCCTGATTTATTAATGGTATATAAAGATAGAAATGGAAAAAACCATGCTGAAATGGTTGAGATAAAACCAGCAAGTCAAACACTAA